ACGACCGCGAATGTCTCACGATCGATGATGGGCGGGTGATGGTCGCGGATATAGTACTGGGGCACCACCAGGTCGCGGTTCTTGACCCTGCGGTGGGAAAGATGATCGGCCGTATAATCCTTTTGCATCCTCACATCCCCGATGTACTTCTCATTCTTGAGCATCGTGGCCAGCGTATGGGGATACCACTTGGTCCCTCCCATCTGGGTGATCACGCCGTCTTGTTCCAAAGCCGCGACAATACCAGGAAGGCCCGAGCTGTTCTTGTACATGTCGAAGATCCTCCGTACCTGGACGGCCTCGTTCTCCTCGATCACCCAATCACCCTCCCCGGTCTTGCGATAACCATAGGTGGCCGCCCACTTGGGGATACCAGCGGCGAAACGCTTACGGATGCCCCATTTCATGTTTTCCGAAAGGCTGTGGCTCTCTTCCTGGGCGACCGCCGCCATCAGGGTGAGATAGAGCTCAGAAGTCGCCTGGGAGGTATTGATGTTGTCACGCTCGAAGAATACCGATACCCCGAGGGCCTTGAGCCTACGCGTGGCGGTGAGTGCATCGACGGTGTTACGAGCGAATCTCTGTACCGACTTGACCAGGATGATGTCGATCTTGCCGGCCTCTGCATCGGCCATCAGGGAATTGAACCCGTCACGGTTGCGCCGGCTGGTGCCGGTCTCCTCGTCGGTATAGATACCGGCAAGCTCCCAATCTGCATGTCGGGCGATCATGTCGTTGAACGCCTCCATCTGGGTCGCCAGGCTGCTTTGCTGCTGCTCGAGCTCTGTGGAGACGCGGCAGTATGCCGCCACCCGCTTCGCCCTCACCTGCGTCATTGCACTCTCGCGATAGAGCCTTTTGACCCCAACCGGAGTATTGCCTGTTGCCTGATACATATGTCCTTCCATCTGCACGCCTCCTAGCGTTTCGCATAGTGCCTGAGCGCCCCTGAATCCAAGAGCGTTTGCACGTGATCGAACAAAGATGCCTCCACAATCGGGGGATGATGATCCTCTATGTAGAACTGGGGCCGCTGGCCCTCGTTGCGCCGTTGTTTCTTGGACAGGTAATCGACCACGTATTGCTTGGTGGTCAGCACATCACCCTTGTAGACCTCATTGCGCAGCATCCGATAGAGCTTGTCGTGATACCATAAGGTCGTTTGGTTTTCCTTGGTCTCCAAGTCTCTCAATGCAGCGAGGATTTCCTTATACCGGCATCCCTTCCCTGCCATGGTGAACATCAGATGCACCCGCTTCGCCTCGGATTGATGGATCACCCATTCGCTGCCGTGTGTATCAGATGGATCGGCCTTGCGGTATCCATAGGGGACGCGGCGTGCAGCGATGCCGCTCTCCTGGCGCTTCTCGAACGCCCACTTGATGTTCATGCTCAGGCTGTTGGATTCCTCCTGGGCGATGGCGGCGAGCATCGAAAGGATCATCTCGGCGCGGTCGTCCATGGTGTCGATGCCCTCACGTTCGAACAGGACCGGGATACCCATGCCCTTGAGCGCTCGCACGCACTCAAGGCAGTCGGCCAGGTTGCGTGCAAAGCGCGAGACCGACTTGACCATCACATAATCGATCTTGCCGTCCTTGCAGTCCTGCATCATCCTCAAAAACTGCGGGCGGCTTTTCATCATCACTCCCGAACATCCGCGGTCCCCATAGACACCCACCAGCTCAAGGGCAGGGTCGGAATCGACCAGGTTGCGGTAGTAGGTGCACTGGGTCTCATATGAAAGCTCCTGCTCCTCGGAGAGCGTGCTTACCCGGCAGTAGGCGGCCACCCGAACCACGTCCGACTCCTTCCTCTGCCGTGAATGTTTCTGGTGCGGGGCAACCTCGATGATCTTGATGTTGGTCTTTGCCATGAAGGTCCTCCGGTGTACAAGTTGCGAAAACCACGCGCCGTCAGGTGTGGTTCCGCGTTGGTGCATGTTCGCTGATAGCGCGCATCATATCAAGTCAATACAAAGAGTTATCTGCATAATGTGCCAATATATAGGCGGTTATAAAAGCCTTGAATACCAACCTATTTCCTCACCTCGCCCAGTGGCCGTTCGGGCAACAAAAAAGGCCCCGAAGGGCCTCGTTGTTGGTTGGTCGTTTAGTATAATCAAGTCTTGCCGGTGAGGATGAATCGCGTGTATTCACCTGCGTTTCCTGCTGCTAGATACGCTGCAAGCTCGTCAAACCCGAGGTGCTCGGCGATGGTGCGTACCGCCGCCACGTCGAACATGTTCGTCAACGCAGTAGTTCTCACCTGCTCCAGTTGAGCCTTGACCGTCTCATCCATTGCAGTCTCCCTGTGCTTCTGAAACCAAGCGGATCTCATCTACAGCGGGAACGATTCCCAGCGTCGAGCCGGTCTCCCACAGCACATGCACCGTTCCCCATGCATCCACATGCAACACTTCACCCTTGGTACCCATGGGGGGCGAATCCCCATCTTCCATCTTCACCAACTCCACCAGCGCCCCTGCAGGAAATCGCTTCTTCAGCTCTGCAAGGGTACTATCGCACTCGTAATCCATCAGCGAACCTCCTTCTGGACATGCATTGTTCCCATATCCAGGGGAGCTTGGCAAGCACATCGGTGCAAAAAGGCACCAAGGATTTGCGCTATTGAACATCATGCAAGCTCTTTGTGTGCATCACCGCCTGCTTGAGGATCTGCTCGTCAAAACCGCAATCGTAGTAGCCGTCAAGGATGATCGAATAATAGTACGCATCCGGCATCGCCAAGGGCGGCCTCTCGTTCATCACGTAGGCCATCGCCACCAGCTCATCCCCATCCAGGTTCACCATCAGTTTCTTCTTTCGATACAGGTGGGGATGACCCTCATAGCGATCCAATGCTTTCTCGCATTTCTCGGTGATCTGCCAGAGCAGCACCGGAACCTTTGCACCCTGTTTCATCTCGATGGTGGCCACGCCGCTGTGGCGGCCTCCCCGAAACAACAGCTGATAATCATGCAGTACTGTTGTTCCGATGACTGCGGCATCGGGGCATCGCTCTCCCATCTGTTCGAGGTTCAGGTTGCTTCCATAGGCCAGGTAGACTTTCCTCATTGTTGTTACACTCCTTCACTTGGTCTTCTACCACCCCAAGGGCGGTAGTCCCGCCCCCAGCGCCGTGTCAGGTCGCCCCTTCAGGCGGCAACTCTCCTTCGCCAAGCGGCTGATCCGGTCAGGCGCTTGGTCAGATGCTCGCGACACGCTTTGAACTCGTCGCCGATGAAGCCGATGCGGTTGAGGTAGGTGCGCATCGCGAACTTCTCGTTCTCGGCCTGGGGCTCCTTGGTGCTCGCCGAGCTTTGCTTCAGCGCCTGCGTGTTCAGCGCGAGGGCGAGGGCTATGTAGCTTCTGACCTCCCCAGCATGGAGCGTGCTGTTGAAGCCGCGCAGCTCGACGGTCTTGTGGCCGTGGAAGAAGGAGTGCAGGTTCAAAAAATGGTAGCGGCTTTCGTGGTAGTGTGCGTCCCGGTTTCCCCGGTAGCCTTCGTACCAGATGCTCTCGATTGAAGCGAAGGTGGTCGGCTTGGCGCGGTTCATGCTCTCCACAAGGTGCTCGTCCATCTTCTTGCAGTAGCGGGCCCGGGAGGCCTCGATGCCGAGGGCCTTGTAGAAGAGGTCGTTGCGGGAATGGATGATGTTCACGAAGTTCCGGATCGAGCGTGGTGTGTGCGCCTGGCCATCGAGGTGGATGTGGATGCCCGAGGAGTTGTTGGTGAATGCCCCGGCCTTTCTCAGTGCCCTGATGACCTCCTGCAGGTTCTCGATGTCCTCTTCGTAGGTGAGGATCGGGCTGACCAACTCGACGCTGTAAAGCCTTGTGGCGGCTTCCCTGATTCCGTTTCTCTTGGTCTCGCATCTGATGGACCCGTCGTAGGTGAACTTCCAATTCCTGCCGTCAGAGGTCTTCAGTTCGTAGGTGTCATAGTAGGATCCACCGTAGGCTAGAGCGCCACCGAGCACCGTCTGTGCAGCCAGGGCTGCCTCCCTGCGGGTGATGCCTGTCATCTCGATCTCGATCCCGAACCTTGCCGTCTTGTCCATGCCGTCTACCTCTCTTTGGTGTGTTTTTCTTCGTACTGTAGTAATCACTCAAAGTGGGATATATATCAAGTGTATATATGCAAATAAGATACACTATTTTGTAGGTATCTCTTCATCCAGGCGCCGCACCATGTCGACCCCCGGCACCACCCCCAGTGTCGAGCCGGTTTCCCATGCGATGTGGATGCTGCCGATGTCATCCACGTGGACCACCGTCCCCTTGGTGCCCGCCGGCGGTGCGAACTCGTCATCCATGCTTACAAGTTCCACGACGCACCCTGACGGGTATTGTTTCCTGAGGACCTCGACCCGTTTTCGGTTCATCTCATCCATATACATCCTCCGTGTAGTGTGCATTGATCGCTCAGCTTTGCTTTAATTGCAAGTCCCCTCTCCCGCTTCACCCGATACTGCACACCTTCTTGCCATCGGGAGAAGATCGGCGGGAAAAAAAGATTGATGATCATCTCCAGGGCTTTCGGGTGAGCAGGCGCTCCATCATGTCGTCCTGGGGATTGTTGCTCGGGATCGTCCTGGTGCAGTTCTCCTTCACGATCTGGTAGATGTGATACCAGCTCTGGTTGATCTGCTTCATGAAGGCATGGGACATGGCGACATACGGACTGGGGATCGCAGCGCCGGTGGTGGGGTGCTTTGCCAGAAAGCCGAACTGGCTGATGGCCATCTCGCACTGGATCCACCGTGCCACCGACATGGAGTACTCCTCGAGCATCCGCCTAGATATCAGCTCCTCGCACCCCAGTTTCTTCAGCCACAGGTAGGTCTCGGTGAACACCTCCTCGGCGCACAGATCCAGGCCGCTGCGCTGGGCTTCCTTCATGAAATCCCTCACCGGAGGCATGTCAGAGCCCTCCAGGTCCGTTGCATCCTTGCTCAGATCCAATATCTTCAATTTCCTGCCCCCGGGATTGCCGTTTGCAATCTTCTCGGCGAGCGCCTTGGGTTTGCGACCGGCACCGATCTGGGCACCGCCACGGTTCGTTCCGTCCTTGGCCATCCAGGGCCTCCTTCATCTGTAATAGTAATGGGGGGTATACCCCCGTTCGAATTCGCCGTTTTTTCGCGTGAGGGGAGCTGCCCGTTGTAAGGCGTATACCCCCTAGAGATTAAGACCCCCCTAGGGGGCCCCCACCCCACTACCGTTTGCTGCCTTTCGTGCCCGCTCCTCTGCGCATTGTAGTTTTTGCATGGCTATCGTCTTCCTGTAGTGATATTTGTACACAGTCATGTGATGCTTCTTCGGAAGCAAGGCCAGATGCTGGTCCACCGTAAGATCGCTGCGCTTAGTGAGAATCTCGCTAACTGCAAATTCTCCGCGCAGGCAATTACCGTACTTTGCCATCACCTCGAATGGCGGTTTCAGGCGATTGGCAAGCCACCATGGGCAATGCTCATCAAGGAGCAGGCTGCACACCTCGTCCCGTGAAAGTTCCCTCACTATCCTGATGGCATCGGTGGCAAAGCTTTTCACCGTGACACATCGGTGATGGTACCGCGTGTGCGTCCTACCCAACGGCTCGACGATGCAAAATCGTGTGTCTTCCTTGGGATAAAAGCATAATGCCGTGGTCGCCTTGTCCCCATAATGGAACCACACCACCGGATTGTCGGCCTTGGTCGTGTAGGTCTTGCCCACCTCAAACTGGAAGCTCTCGCTCCCCCTCAGATCCTTGTCGAATGCCTTGATGAACATATCCTTTCTACCTCCTGGTCATTTGTGAGTTCTAGAGCCTGCTACCTTTAGCGGTCACGCCCCAGCTCGCTGCTGGTGCTGCTTGACAATGGCCATCGTCATGTCGTGGTAGCGGGCCTTGGCATGGTATTTCTTGGGAAGCAGCGCATATTTCTGCTCGAGGGTGAAATCGTCACGATCCTTGATGATCTCCCTGATCACCCACTTGCCGCGTATGCGGTTGCCATACTGCGCCATCACCTCGAAGGGCGGCATCAGGCAGTTGGTGAGCCACCACGGGCAATTCTCCTGTAACAGCATGGCGTATACCTCATCGCGGCTCAGCTCCCTGACGATCTTGAGCGAGTTGCTGCTATGGGCGGTGATACGGATGCAATCGCGCTGGCGCATCTTGTAGATCTTGCCCAGCGGCTGCACCTCACAGAAGCGCGAGTCCGGCTTGTGATAAAAGCACAGCGTCGTACTCGCCTTGTCCCCATAATGGAACCAATCCCAGGGGTGCTCCTGTTCTGTGGTGTAGGTTTCCCCCACCGCGAACTGAAACCCTCCATACCCTTTCAAATCCTTGTTGAATGCCTTGATGAACATAGTGTGTCTGTCTCCTGTTGATGTGTGTGAGTACCCGCCCGAGCGGCCGTTTGGGTAACGCAAAAAGGCTTCTCCGCGTTACCTATGTGCGTTACCTTCCGAGAGGAGCCCTTGTGATATGGTGGACCGAATGGCGTGCCGAACCACAGGCAAAACCGGAAAGGCTCCGCCACCGGGGCCCAAACCGTCCAAAACCCTAAAAAGGTAACGTAAAACTGGTACTACGCTACCACTACGTTACCCTATCCATGTGTTTACATTGAAAGTAATTAGAAAGATGAAAACTATAGGTAACGTAAGTAACGTAAAATCAATATGCTCGTATAGGGAAAAAAAGAAAGTATACTCCCACCCGCCATTTCCCGCCTGTGGCGTGGCGTGTGGCACCCTCATGTTTTTTTTCTCCTATAACATGGGTATATGTGAAAAAATCGCGTTACCGCGTTACCCTACCTGTTGGCGGGCGAAAAAGCCCTCCCCCGCCTCGAGAAATTCCGAGCAATCATCCTCGACATCACCCACCTCGATGTTGGCACATACCACACGGGTGTTCATGCCGTTGATCTTCTTTTGCAGTTGATGGGTGCCCTTTTTCGATCCTTTTTGGAACACCTTCAAATAGCTCCGATCCATAAAGCCCCTGATGCACTTTGCATACGAGTACCCCGCCTTCTGCATGGCCTCCCGAAGGATGTCGATGGTGATGTACACCCCATCCTTCTCCAGTTTTCCATACCGTGGGGTGGCATGGGGCTTGAAACAATTACGGTTGGAAGCCACCCACCCCTGTACGAAGCTCCATGCCCGCTCGATACTGTCTTCTTTCTCCTGCTCCTTCACATTCACCAGCACCGCAACCCCCATATCGATCACTTCCTTGATGATCGTCTCAATCGGGAGTGTCGCTTCGCCATAGAGGCACCGGGCAGCATACAAATCGGCAAGGCACATGACAGCGACACTGTCCACGTGCACCCCTGCTTCTCCCAGATCCTTCGCATCGAAGGCTTCCTTGAGCCGAACGCGCATATCATGGTAGTCGGATTCCAGTTTGCCTTTCTGGGATAACACGTGGTCGATCAGATGCCTGATGTAGATCTTTCCGGCGAATCCATAATTGGCTTCACTCACTTGGTGCACCAGGCGACCGAACTCGGGGTCGTCGATCGGGGCCCCGTAGAGCTCGATCGCGCGGCTGATCACCCCGTCCATGGAATTCTCGCTGCTCAGCGGCTCTTCTCCGGTGGTCATGATGCTGTTTCGCCAGGTTAATGTCTCCTGCAATCCTCCGTTCTTCATGCCCCGGGTCTTGCCCTGACCGTTTCCCAACTGGTAGACCGCCATCGCCGGGGTGAGATTTCGTGCCATCTGCTGCAGTTCATCGATCCCCAGCGGCAGGTGCTTGAGCATGCCGGCTCTCCGCTCCAGGCCGACGGCGGTACTGTTGAAGTTGCCGATCATCTTCATCGGGTCCCCCCAGAAGGAGAGTGCAAACTTCAACGCCGCTGTTTTGCCGCTACGCGATGAGAACCAGCTGTGCAGGATGAAGATCCTCAGCTTCAAGGGCTCAAGCAGCACCGAGGCCGCCGTAGCATTCAGCATCGCCCGGGCGATGGGATTCTCCCTCAGTTTCATCGCGGTCTGTTTCCATAGCTCGTAGTCGCCTTGCTCACCGATCGACTTGACCAGGTCCTGATCGGCATCCTCGAAGACGATCTGCCCTTGGTAATGGCAAGGGTAGAATTCCTTGAAGCCGGAGAGCCACCCGATGCGACCCAGGCTGCGCGAGAGCGGGATCAGCTCCTGGTTGGCAACCTCGAAGGAATTGAAGTACATCACCATCCCTTCGCAGTTGCTCGAGGTTACCGGAAGGCCGGTATCCGCGTACTTTACCAGCGAGTTCTTGTTCAGCA